CCTGATCGATGGGGAACCGGGGCTCATCATCCACCCTAACTGCAAGATGACCCGCAAGGGCATGGCCGGGGGCTACAACTACAAGCGCCTGCAGGTAACGGGCGAGGAGCGTTACCGTGACGTTCCGGACAAGAACATGTACTCGCACGTCTGCGAAGCGGGCCAGTACCTGATGGTGGGCGGTGGCGAGGCCAAGCTGCTGGTCAAGCGCGACCGGCCTGCCTTCCGTCCGTCCATGTCGATCACCGAATACAACATCTTCTCCTGACCATGCGCATCCGACCCGCTACCCGTGAAGACCTGCCCGTCATGATTGCGCTGGGCGCGAAAATGCACGCCGAGTCTGTCTATGCTGGCTTCGATTACGATACGTCCAAGCTGGTCGATCTGGGCTTGCACTACATCGCCAACCCCGAGACGTGTTTTGCTGTGGTGTGCGAGGATGACCACGGCCATTTGCTTGGGATGCACGTCGGCTATGTTTCGGAGTATTATTTCGGGCGTGATCTGATTGCGAGTGATCTTCTGCTCTTTGTCGATCCGGGCAAGCGCGGCAGCTTGGCTGCTGCCAAACTCGTCAGGGCGTTCGAGGAGTGGGCCTTCGCAAAGGGCGCGAAAGAGGTGTGTCCGGGTTCGTCGACAATGGTTGCCCCAGAGCGGACGGCCAAACTCTACGAGCGCCTTGGCTACACCGTCGTGGGAAACCTGTTCAAGAAAGGACGATGATATGTGTGGTGGTGGTGGCGGTGGCTCCGTTCCAAAGCCTGATCCTATTCCTCCCCCTCCAGCTGCTTCTCCGGCTCCGACGATTGATGTCGCTCGGCAGAACCGTATGCAGCAGGACAATACGCTGGCGCGTAAGGGGCGAGCTGCAAACATCCTGACCAGTTCCGAGGGCGTTCTGTCTGCCCCGGAGACCGGTACAAAGAAACTTCTGGGGAGTTAAGCTATGGCCGATTCTCGCGCCGATGAGATTATCCGGCGGCAGGAGCGGATGGCGTCCGACCGCTCGATCTTCGAGCAGCATTGGCGCGAGATCGCCGAGCGCATCCTGCCTCGCAAAGACCATTTCCGCGTCAATCGCAATCCCGGTGACAAGCACACCGAGAAGGTGTTTGACGCTACTGCAAATCTGGCGCTGGAGCGCTTCTCTGCTGCAATGGAGTCGATGCTGACGCCGCGCACGCAGCGCTGGCATTCGCTCCGTGTCGCCAATGACGAAATCAACGATCTGCCCGAAGTCCGGCGTTATCTGGATGAGGTGGTGCAGATTCTGTTCCGCGTGCGTTACTCGCCGCGTGCCAACTTCGCCAGCCAAGCGCATGAGGTCTACATGGACCTTGGCGCGTTCGGCACGGGCTGCCTGTTCATCGACGACATGGTGGGCCAAGGCATCCGTTACCGCTCGATTCCGCTGTCGGAGTTCTTCATCGCCGAGAACCATCAGGGCGTGGTCGACACCGTCAACCGTCGCTTTCCGATGACCGCCCGTCAGGCGGTGCAGCGCTTTGGTGAGAAGAAGCTGCCGGAGGCTATCGTCAAGTCGCTGGACCAGAACCCCGACAAGAGCTTCGAGTTCATCCATTGCGTGATGCCGAATGGCGAGCGCACGCCGGGTCGCAAAGACTACCGGGGCATGGCGTTCTCGTCTTACTACATCTCTCTGGAAGGCCGGACGTGCGTGCAGGAGGGTGGCTATCACACCATGCCGTATGCCGTGGGCCGCTACGTCACTGGGCCGAAGGAAATCTACGGGCGCTCGCCTGCGATGACCGTGCTGCCCGATATCAAGATGCTGAACGAGATGAGCAAGACGGTCATCCGTGCTGCTCACAAGATCATCGACCCGCCGTTGCTGATGCAGGACGATGGCGCTTTGCAGGCTTTCGACCAGCGTCCGGGCGCGCAAAACTTCGGCGGCGTGGACGATCAGGGCCGTCAGGTCGTGCATCCGCTGCAGACCAATGCCCGCATCGATATCGGTCTGGAAATGATGGACCAGCGCCGTCAGGTCATCAACGACGCGTTCCTTGTCACCCTGTTCCAGATTCTGGTCGATGCCCCGCAAATGACCGCCACCGAGGCGATGCTGCGGGCGCAGGAGAAGGGCGCGCTGCTGGCTCCGTCAATGGGCCGTCAGCAGTCCGAGCTGCTCGGTCCGCTCATCCAGCGCGAGATGGACATTCTGGGCCGTGCCGGTGTTCTGCCGCCGCCGCCTGATGCGCTGCTTGAGGTCGGTGATGAGGTCGAGATCGAGTATGTGTCGCCGCTCAATCGCGCCCAGCGCGCCGAGGAAGGTGTGGCGATCATGCGCACGCTGGAGGCCGTCGCGCCGCTGGCGCAGGTCGACCCGTCGGTAATGCTGGTGTTCAACCCGCCGGAAATCGCCCGCGAGCTGGCTGATATCAACGGCATGCCTGCCAAGACGCTGCGCTCGCCTGAAGAGGTCGCGGCGCTCAAGCAGCAGCAGGATCAGGCCTCGCAGGCGCAGATGCTGTTGCAGGCCGCTCCTGTGGCCTCTGGCGTCGCCAAGGACATGGCGCAGGTTCAGGCCATGACCGGTGCGGCTCCGTCGCAGGGTCTGCCCGCTATCATGCCCGGTGGTGGCGCGTAATGCGTGCCGCTCTTGCGCGTATCTTTGGCCGCAAGCGGGCCTATCGTCGCCTGTTCCTCGATGCCGACGGCAAGGTGGGGCCGGACGCCGAGATCGTTCTGGCCGACCTGAAACGCTTTTGTCGCGCCATGTCGTCGACCGTTGTCATCTCGCCCGTGTCCAAGTCCATCGACCCGCTCGCTATGGCAATGGCCGAGGGGCGGCGCGAGGTGTGGAACCGGCTGCTGGCGCATCTGCACATCGACGACAAGGTCGTGACGCGATTGGAAGAGCCAGACTACGGCGAGTGAAGATTTCGCCCGCAAGGGCACAACTAGGAGAGTGATGATGTCTGATGGTGCAAACGGGTCTGCAATCTTGAATGCAGGCAACCCGGCGGGCGATGGTGCTGCCGGTGGTGGGAATGGTGGTGCTGGCGCTGGCAATCCGACAGGCGGTTTGCCCGATGGCGGTCAGGGTGGCGGCACGCCTCCTGCGCCTACGTCGTGGCTGGATACCATCGAGGATGTGGAGCTGAAGGGCTACGTCCAGAACAAGGGGTGGAAGGACCCGCGTGAGCTGGCTGACGGCTACCGCAATCTGGAGAAGCTGCTGGGTGGCGAGAAGCTGCCGCTGCCCAAGGGCGAGGACGATGCCGAGGGCTGGTCGCGGGTCTATGACTCGCTGGGTCGCCCGCAGGCTCCCGATGCCTACAAAATCCCGACGATGGGCGATGGGCAGGATCAGTTTGTCAAGGACGTGCAGTCCAAGTTCCACGAGCTGGGCCTCTCCGAGAAGCAGGGCAATGCGCTGGCCGAGTGGTATCACGGCGTGCAGCAGGGCATGGTCGATACGTCGGTGGCTGGCATGGCCCAGAAGGCCGAGGCCGATCTGTCTGCCTTGAAGCAGGAATGGGGCGGCGCTTACGACGAGAACATCGAGCTGGGCCGTCGTGCTGCGCGTGAATACGGCATGGATGAAGCCAAGCTGACCAAGATCGAGCAGGCGCTCGGCACGGGCGAAATGCTCAAGCTGTTTGCCCAGATCGGTCGCTCGCAGGGTGAGGCGTCGTTCAACAAGGGCGATGGTGGCTCTGGCAACTTCGGCATGACCCCGGCGCAGGCGCAGGCTCGCATCTCGGAATTGAAGGCTGACAAGGGCTGGACGCAGAAGTACGTCGCTGGCGATGCCGATGCGCGTGCTGAGTTTGCCCGCCTGCACCAGCTGGCTTTCCCGGAGTGATGCGCTAATCGCATCTGCGTGGAGAAAAAATATGCACAACTCTGAAATTCGTCTAGAATGTTTGAAACTGGCGCATCGCCCAGACCGGTCACCGAGCGAAAACCTAGCAGTAGCTCGCGAGTACTTGGGGTGGGTGGGCGCTATCCCGACAACTGTGGAAGCACAGCCGGGTGACGGGTCGAAAGCGGCCAAGCTGGCCCCGCCGAATAAGCGGACAAGCCTTCCGAAAGCGGACGAGAAATCGTCGAAGTAATCAACCAAACCCTCGGAGGGTATTATGTCTTTTCAAGTTACTACGCACTTTGTGCAGCAGTACTCGACCAACATCCAGCTTCTGCTCCAACAGAAGGGCTCGAAGCTGCGTGATGCGGTCACCGTTAACAGCTACGTCGGTAAGGCAGCCAAGGCTGTCGAACAGGTCGGCGCTGTTGAGCCTGTCAAGAACCAGTCGCGTCACTCGGACACCCCGCTGATCAGCACGCCTGCTGATGCGCGCTGGGTCTACCCGAACGACTATGATTGGGCTGACCTGATCGACGATCAGGACAAGCTGCGCATGCTCATCGATCCCACCAGTTCCTATGTGCAGAACGGCGTCTACGCGCTGGGCCGTGCGCAGGACAAGGAGATCATCGCTGGCCTGTTCGGTTCGTCCAACACCGGCGAAAACGGCAGCACCGCTGTTGCGTTCCCGTCGGCCCAGCAGATCGCTGCGACCGTCGGTTCGTCGGCTGCAACCGGCCTCAACATCGCCAAGCTGCGCGAAGCGAAGAAGAAGCTGATGGCGGCCAACGTCGATATCGACAATGACCCGCTCTACGTCGCTATCACCGCTGCCGAGCATGACGCTCTGCTGAATGAAGCACAGGTGATCTCGCTGGACTACAACGCCAAGCCTGTCCTCGTTGACGGCAAGGTGACGTCGTTCATGGGCTTCCAGTTCATTCACACCGAGCTGCTGACCACCGACGCTTCTGGCTATCGCCGTATCCCGGTGTGGGCCAAGTCTGGCATGCATCTGGGCATGTGGAACGACATCAAGACGTCGATCGATCGTCGTCCGGATAAGCGCAACGCCTATCAGGTGTACGTAACCGGCACCTATGGTGCGACCCGACTCGAAGAGAAGAAGGTCGTTGAGATCAAGTGCGCCTAATCGGGAGATGAATCATGGCAAAAACCTACGCAACTGAAGTAAGCGGCCTCTATGACGTGCCTGCCACCAAGCCTAGCGCTGGTGTGGTGGGCGGTCGTGTGCGCCGTTTCCGTGCAACCTTCTCGCTGGCCTCGCAGGCTGACGGCGACACCATCGTTCTGGCCCAGATTCCGGCTGGTCAC